TCGAATAATTCCAACCCCTTTCTGATTTCGCCCTACAACTTTCCCTCGCTCGCGGCGTATGCGAAAAACAATGTGGTCCAAGACATTTCCTCTATCATTTCCACGATCGAGGCGAGTCTGAATGCGGTCATCAATTTGCAGACGTATACACTGACGATCAGTAGTATCACGCCGATTGGGCCGACCCTGGATCCCGCCCAGCGAATTCACATGTCAGGCACCATTCTACAGATCGACGGCCTGAACATCATGAATCTCTCCAGTGTGAATGCGATGACGATTACCTCGGGCTCGACGATTGCGATCACGTCACCCTTTACCACAGTAAGCAATCTCCTTGCGGTATCGACCCTCAGCACGACGAATCTTGCGGTAGGGGCGTTTCAAGGAACAAAGGGCATTTTTAGTTCGGTGACGACCAGTTCTCTTCAGGCCAACACGGTCAGCACGACGAACATGTATCTGTCACAGTTTCAGACGTCGGATGGCTCCGCAAGCACCCTAGAAGTCAGCACCCTCACAGGCACGAACGGCACGTTTAGCACCCTTGCCACCAGCACGCTGACCATTGCGAATCTCAATGCGGTATCGGCTGCCATTAGCACGCTCAATACCAGTACCCTTCTATCAGGGAACGCCTTGATCAGCACCCTATTCGGTAGTTCAATCACGACAAGCAGCCTCACGGGCGCCACGGGGTTCTTCAGCACCCTTACTAGCAATGGGCTCACGGTTCCATCTACACTGACGGTCAGCACCGTGATGGGGCCCAATGCGGTCTTTAGCACCTTGTCCGCAAGCACGATTGTGGTCTCGGGAATTTCACTGGCGTCCTTGGCCACCAATGCGCTAACGGTGAATTCGACAATGAATGCTAGCACGATCACAGTATTGAATGCGACTGTCGATACGGACACGATCTCGAGTGCGACGGCCAGTAGTATTGTGGGAGGAGATGTGTTCATCAGCACGCTCTATGCGAGCACCATGTCGAGCGTCAATACCGACCAACTGACGGCTCATTCGTTGATTGTAAGCACAACACTCAACACGAGCTCGATCACGGGATCGCGTGGCACCTTCAATACGATGATCAACCGCTCCAGTATCAATACGAGCAGCATTGGTGCGATCAATGGCACCTTTAGCACGGTCACGGTTCCCTCGCTGTTCACGACAAGCTCGATCAATGCCACCTATGGCGGCATCAGCACTCTTACGATGACCACGACCAGGTGTAGCACATTGACGGTAAATTCGACGCTGACCGCCAGCACGATCAATGGATTCAATGGATTTTTGAATGTCGTGACCATTCAATCGACGCTCACGACGAGCAGTTTCACAGCGGGTGATGTGACGGCCAATTCATTCCTGGCGAACAACACGGTCACGACGAGCAGTTTCACAGCGGGTGATGTGACGGCCAATTCATTCCTGGCGAACTCCACGGTCACGACGAGCAGCTTTACGACGGGCGATGCGACGGCCGATTCCCTTGTTGTCAACTCGGTTCTCTACTTCTCGAGTTTGTCGATGGTTCCTGGATATCTTACGACGCTCAATACGGGCTATACGAGCTCGATGGTCATTCAGATTGGGGCCAATACGTGTTTGATTCCTGTGGCCGTCCTCTAGAGGGGGACACTTCGTTTCCCCCTTGCCCCCTCTCTGCGGGGACACGTAACCCACACCCCTCTCCCATGGAGAGGGCATATATGTACGTAATCTTTTATGGATAGGGGTACGTGTGCCTCCATAATAACATAAAGATATGAGACATATCTCAAAGAGTAATAGAAAAATGAGTGAAGAAACATGGACGGAGCGGAGTCGCTATCAAATGGTGCGAGAATATACTGTTGTCGCCCCTGATCGAATTGAGGTGATTTGTCATGATGTTCTCTATTGTTCGTTTGGCGGCAAACCAGAAGCCATCACGTCGATTGATCCTGATGGAGGACCCTTTTTATCGGTGGGAAGGATGATTCGATCCTATCAGATCAAACGCATCGTTTCGTATCATCAGCCGTGGAAAGGAAAAAAGGATATGATGAGGATCGTATTGGAAGTGGAGGGTGGAGACGCAAGCGTCCCCACACCCCTCTCCCGTGGAGACACAAGCGTCCCCACACCCCTCTCCCGTGGAGACACAAGCGTCCCCACACCCCTCTCCAGTGGAGACGCAAGCGTCCCCACACCCCTCTCCCGTGGAGACACAAGCGTCCACGCCCCTCAGCTACAGTGATACGAGCACCCCACAAACGCCGCACGATACGTCACCCCCTCATGTGTCACCTCCACACACTGATAGGCTGTGCTCTCCAGATCGAATACACACGACATCGTCGCTTTCGCCACCGTATAATTGTGGAGCACATCATCGTCCTGTCGTCGGCCATACCCAGGAACAATACACGAACAAATAAAGTCCCCATTTTCAATCGGGCCACCGATATCCGTCACCCATATCGCACCTTCTCCCAGTCCATTCACGCGTACCATCGTATGTAAGCGATCGCCCCACTCTGTCGTATCATCATAGGGCGTCGATCCATCTGTATTGTAGGCGTCGTTCTTGACATTCGTTAATATACCCCAGACCGCCTTGTCCATATCCTTCGTCGTCAACTGGATATAAGGAAGCGCCTCCGTAATCGTAATGGCATCTCGACCTGTGATGATCTCCCCCGTGACAGGATTGATCGAATAGTATCCCTTGTCCGCCGAACTCACAATCCGCCCCACATAGGCCGCCACATTGTCTTTCAGTTCGGTCTCTCCATCCACGGGCTGATTGGCGTGTTGCCCCGTAAAATACGTGCTGGCACCCAGAATGGACCGAAACGGCACCGTGCCCGATGTGCCATACACATACAAACTCGTGCCATACATGATCGGCATGAGTGTGGCATACGACTGCCCCGTCAAGACACCCTTACAGGTCGAATCCACGGGTGCGGTTTTATTTACCACGAGCAGGCCATCTGTGATGTTCGTCGATGCCGTCACCTGGAGACGCGCATTGGGCCATGTCGTTCCAATTCCCACAGAGCTCGTAAAGGTATTAAAGCCCGCCCCGTTGAACGCATTTCCACCCGACAAGAGCGCCCGCGCATTGATCTGAGGTTGAATGTAGTTCGTCGTTCCTGACACATAGCCTAGCTCGGTATGGGTCGTAGAAGAAGAGGAGAGATACTTCGAGCCGTTGGTGACCAGCGCACACCCTGGCGCCGCGGAATTGATTTGAAAGTCTTGAACGGCATAGGTGGACGCAATGGTCAGCATATTCGTATAGACATTCTGAAAGGTGGCCGTGGAGACATAGATCGAATCCGACGGCGTGATTTCTCCATTGAGACCCGTCAGGAGGACACGATTGGGATCCACGGGCTCATCATAGGGGCCGAGGACATAGGTATTGTAGCGCGAGCCATCATTGTAGGTCCGAACAATCAAAGGGCCACTGTTGACGGATACCACCCCACTCGGCAGACTCATCTCTAGCATCAGACAAGAATGAAATATCCACACTCCTCCACGTTCCTCTATACAAGATCGCTCGCCTGTTCGTGTCCATAAGAGGCCATAATAAATGTCCGGAATATGTAAGAGAATGCCAGCAGGTGGAGGGCTATTACAACTGGTGGCGACCGGCAAGCAGGATCTGTTCCTCACAGGGAACCCACAAATCAGTTTTTTCAAAATGGTGTATCGGCGATATACGAATTTCGCAGTCGAATCCCAGCCCATGTATTTTGACGGCACCCCTGATTTTGGCCAGCGCATCACGTGTCTCATCCCCCGCCGCGGCGATCTTCTCGGACGCGTCTACATGGAAGTCGTTCTCCCGCCGATCTACGACGTCAACGGCAATCCATTGGCCTATACCAGCTCCATTGGTCACGCGCTGATTCGTGAGATTACCTTTGAGGTCGGCGAGCAAGAGATTGACAAGCAGACGGGTGAATGGATGGAGATCTGGACTCAATTGACTACCTCTCTTTCTCAACGACAGGCGCTGAATCAGCTGATCGGTCGCACGGAGCTATACAATGTCGCCAGTAGCATCACCGCGGGGGCATCGGGTCAAATTCGCCTGTTGATCCCCCTCCAGTTCTATTTCTGTAACAACCCAGGACTCTATCTGCCCCTCTTGGCGCTTCAGTATAGCCCCGTGCGCATTACCGTGACGCTTCGACCCCTTTCCGAGCTGTTTTGGGTCTCTCCCCCGCAACCCCCTGCGACCCAAGAGGGCTGGAATCCCGCCTGTTCGACACCCGTGGACTGTACCAGCCACCTGACCAGTATCCAGCTCTGGGGCGATTTTGTCTACCTGGATACGGAGGAGCGCCGTGCGTTTGTCAGCAAGACCCACGAGTATTTGATTGAGCAAGTCCAGTATACGCCCCCACACTCCCTGACCGCCCAACAGAATACGGCAACCGTTCATGTCGAGTTCAATCACCCCGTGAAAGAGTTCATTTTTGTGGCACAGCGAGACACGATGGCGGCACGCAACGAGTGGTTCAATTATAGCAACTTGGCAAAGGGGGAACAGACACCAGCATTAGTTCTTCCCTATGTCAACAGCAATTCTCCCGCGGACCGTCTCGACCTCATTTCTACCGCCAAACTCCAATTGGACGGATATGATCGATTCATGGAACGTAGCCCTGAATACTTTCGTCTCCAGCAACCCTATGATCACCATACCACCACTCCGGTCGATTCATTCATTTACAATTATTGCTTTGCGTTGCGACCGGAAGACATTCAGCCGACGGGCACCATGAACGCGAGCCGCATTGACAGCATTGTCTGGCAGTTTCAGATGAACTCCGTCTTGACCAATCCGCTGATCCCTGCGTGGCAACAACGAGGCCCCTGTCAAATCCGCATCTATGGGCACAATTATAATGTGTTTCGCGTGATCAATGGATTTGGCGGACTCCTCTTTACGATCTAATGTTCATTGCGTAGCACTGCAATGCGCAGAACACCCCATAAGAGAGAAAAAGAGACAAAAAAGACCTCTTGTCACAGTAATGAGCACGGAGGTGTCCCAGCTGAAATATTGGCGGGAAGAGGAAAAAAACAGCAACGCCAATACGAACGCCAATGCCAGTGGCACCAAGACCGACGCACTATCCTATCACGTCTTTCTGGGTCTATCGGTGCTCGGTGGCGCCATCGGCCTTGATCATCTGTATCTTCGCTCCCCGCTGACATTTCTCGCCAAATGTGTCGTCAATCTCCTTTTCTTCGGTGTCTGGTGGTTTTATGATGCGGCGCAAGCGGTCTTTAATAGCGATGTGGTGAAAGTCTATGGTCTCGGAGTGCCAGGTCTCGGCCCGAAGGGGATTGCCGCGGGCGTCTTGTCGAGCGATACACCGAGCAAGAAACACATGAACTTCTTTCTCTATGCGATCGCTCTGATGGCAGGCGGAATCTTCGGCCTGGACTCGTTTCTCGTGGGAGACAAACAGTCAGGTCTGATTCGTCTGATCTCGATGATCTCGATGATTGGTCTCCCCGTTGCGATCGGATGGTGGGCCTACAAGCTCTTTACGTTCTTCTTCTACACCAAGACGATCACGTCGCAATACAAAGACTTCTTTGGAGCGCCAGGGGAGTCCACGGAAGATCAGGCGTCGGGCTTTCTGACCCGCATCTTCCTACGCGTGCTAGAGACGGTGCGGGGCCCTGCGGAGCTCCTGTTGAAGCCGGTCACAGATACGGTTCAGATGGGCATCAAGACGGTGGGGGATACGGCAGCGATGGGACTTCAGACAGTGGACAAGACGGTTACCCTTGGAAAGGCGGTGGTCGACAAATCGAGCGAGATTGCGACCCAGGTGACAGGGGCGATCGATGCGATCTCTCAGGCGGGATCGTTTCTTCCTGCGACCTCATTGTATTCCAGCATCACACCCGAATCCGTTCAGAGCGCGAAGGCAGCTCTCCAGTCTGGCGGTGGCTTTGTCAACGGAGCCTCAGAAGACCTAAACGCAACATCCTATGTTCTCCTAGGAACCATCCTACTTGTCGCCTGCTCAGGATTCATTGCCACCTATCTCCGCACCCGCCATGTCGAACCACAACGCGATGACACCCCTCCCGAGCCAGGAGTTTTTCGAGCGTCTCATCCAAAAGAATCCCGACACCCCGCATGATCCGATTGTGATGATCCGTTTTGGTGCGAGCTGGTGTGCCCCGTGTCAGCGTCTGGATACGAAGGCGCTCCTCGATCTCAGCCCGCAGATCATCTGGTATTATTGTGATCTGGACGAGAATGATTATACGCCAGGCTATTGTGGGGTGAAAACGATCCCCTCTTTTCTTGCGATTGTGAACGGCGCCCCGCAGCCCCTGTTTCAGAGCTCGGATACCAACAAGGTCATTGAGTGGATGCGAGGCGGATTCAAGAAGTAAACACCTCTCTCCCACTTCCACGATCCCTTTATTCTATCCTCTCCTGAACGATTCAAGAGAGAATACGATATCCTACGAAGAAAACACACTACGAAGCAAACATGGCACGCCCGCGCCCCTCTTTAACCTCATAGACGTTCCATCCCTCAGAAAAGACACGCATCTCGCATTTCCGTTGGGCCAGATATGGATTGCTTCGAATGTTCGCGAGTTCCAGATACAGCGTCGGACGATCCGCTGTGCTGAGATTGATCGTCCCTTCGGGCTGCCGCTCCATGGGATACACTGAGCCGAACTGATCGCCCGTGGACCACTCCATGACACCGATGGCGCTCCCAGGCGCATTCTCGGACTGCGCCAGCACCGAGAGTTGTTCCCACACGAACGGCTCCAACACATGCTCTCGATCCTTTCCCGCGATCACCAGTTTCAACCGATAGTAAAAGCGTCCCCGCGGCTCGGTTTCGGGCTGGGCGGCGGTCGGCGCATGGTCATCAAAATAATCATTTCGAACATCATCCAGACGATTCTGATCGAGCACATGAAACGAACGAAAAAACCAGAAGATCCGTTCCGTCGGATGGCGCCCCTCCAGGACGCGCGTGACCGCCGAGGTGCCTCCCTTGTCCAACGAGATGAAATCCAATTCTCCAAAGGTAAACTTATTTTCAAACATTCGCCGATAGGGGATGGTCAGGGTCTGTGTCCGAAGTGCCTCTTGAACCGCGGGAGAGACGTAGTGTTGAACGGTGGACAAGAGAACGGTGGGAGCGCCGATCTGAAGGCGTCCGAGGGGCGCAAACGCATAGGGCGTCCCATCGGAAAACAGATACTGAAAGGTGGGGACGTTCCAGGGAGCGGGTTTGCGAACCGTGTCATCGCTACAGACGACCAGATCTTCCAGGGCTCGAAGGGTAATACGAAGGCGAAGGGTCTGCCAGGGCATGGCGGTCAAGGGAAATCCGCCGTCGCCTGGGCACTGCATGCCTGGAAGAGGAAGGTAGATACGAAGGGCGCCAGGCGTGGCGCGCAACTGAATCCCACGATCGGTGCTCTGTCCTCCGAGCGTCTCGATCCATCCCCCTTTTTGCAAGGCAAGGTCACGGTGGTTCCGCGATCCTTCCGTGTGCTGTTTCGCAAGAAGACCGTCTCCGCTCCACTCTTGAATCAAGAACTGATCTTGGTAGAATTGAATGCGCTCAAAGAGATAATATCCGACCCCCTTCACATATCCATAGGACACTCCTCCACCCTGTGTCGTGATCGGATACATGCCATTGGCCACGTCTGGTGCGATGGGGATACCCCCCAGCGCCGTGGGAAGAGGAGGGAGCCAGGAGGGCATGATGACATCAAGGGCGCATTCGGTCATCACATCCGCGTATCGATCAATCTCGACTTCAAAGGTGGTTCCAAAGGCGGTGCCGTTTAAGGGCACGGCGGTGCGCCGTTCGGCCAGATGGGGGGCCGAAGAGAGATAGCGCGGATCATGAACAAAACGACTCTCTGGCTCGTCTTTGACAAAATACCGATCTTTGACGCCGCGCGCGACCAATTCAAACAGGGCGCCCTGACCACTGGATGCGTTCACCCGTGCCATTCTAGTAGGAGAGATGGAATCTTCTTAGATCATGTCTAAAAAATTGAGGCATCTTTCTTGTAGACCACCACCACACAGTAACCACACAGATACAACATGGCCGCCCCATCCCTTGTGATTGTCGAATCGCCAGGAAAGTGTAAGACGATTCAAGGCTATCTCGGGCACGGATGGCGTGTCATGGCCTCCATGGGACATCTTCGTGCGCTCGTTCCCGCATTGGACTCCGTCGGCATCACGAACCAGTTTGAGCCCACCTATGAATGGATCAAGGAGAAGGCCGCCACGATCAAGGCGCTCAAAGAGGCGGCGAAGGATGCGACGGACATCTATGTAGCCGCCGATGATGATCGGGAGGGTGAATTCATTGCGTATTCGGTCTGCCTCCTTTTGAAACAGAATCCCAAGACGGTGAAGCGCGCCGTGTTCCATGACATTACTGAGGCGTCGATTCGGCACGCCATCGCCCATCCACGACACATGGACATGAATCGCGTGTATGCGCAACAGGCCCGTGCGATGCTGGACATGATGATTGGATTTACAATGAGCCCGCTCCTCTGGAAGTATGTGGCACCCGCGCTCTCTGCGGGGCGCTGTCAAACCCCTGCGCTGCGTCTCGTGGTGGAACGGGAAGATGCGATCCAGTCCTTTCAGTCGTCTTCGAGCTGGAAACTGACCTCTACGATGCGCCCTCTGTTACTTGCGCCGCCCTCTCTGTCTCCTGCGCCGCCCTCTCTGTCATTCCCCATGACCATGGACGATGAATTGGAAGACGAGGAGTCCGCCCAGAATTATCTCGAGCTCGTTCATGCCACACCGCAGGCAACGGTTCTCCGCACCTCCACGAAACCATGGTCAGAATCCGCCCCCGATCCCCTGATCACCAGCACGCTCCAACAGCAGGCGAGTGCGCTTTTCCATATGAATCCCCAGAGCACCATGCGCACCGCCCAGTCGCTCTATGAAGCGGGTCATATTACCTACATGCGAACGGATCAGCCCGTCTTGTCTGAGGAGGCGCAACGGGAGGCGCGCGAATGGGTTGCAGCGAACATCGGCCCCGCCTATCTGTCCCCAGAGAACCTAAAGAGCTCAAGTGGGAGCCTAAAGAAACCCAGTGGAGACGCCGTCCCCGCTCAGCAAGCTCATGAGGCCATTCGCCCCACGCACTTGACCACCCTTCAGGCAGGAAAGGATGCCCAGGAACAAAAACTCTATCGCCTGATCTGGCAGCGCACCATTCAGTCGGTCATGTCGTCCGCACGGGGAGAAACGGATCACATGACGTGCCAGATCGACGGCGATGAGTTCCTATGGAGCACCTCAGGACGGCGAACGATTCACGAGGGCTGGAAACGGATCGGTCAGGTGGCGAATCTGGACGAAGACGAAGACCCTGTAGAGAAAACAAAGGAGTCCCCATTGCGCTCTCTTGTGCCAGGAGACCGATTGGAATGGACGACCATGAAGGCGGAACCGAAAGAGACCAAGGCCCAAGGGCGCTACACAGAGGCGCAATTGGTGCGCGCCCTCGAAACCCATGGAATTGGCCGACCCTCCACGTTTGCCTCTCTACTCTCCACGATCCAAGAGAAGAAATATGTGGAGTGTGTGAATCTTCCGCCGCGCCCCGTTCCGATCACAGAGTGGTCAATTGTTCCTCACCAATGGCCACCGACCGCCATGGCCTCCGTCAAGCAGGTGGGTGCCGAGAAACAGAAGATGGTCCCCACCGCATTGGGTCGATCGGTTCTTCATTTCCTCTTGAGCCACGTGGAGGACCTCTTTGCGTATGAATTTACTGCCGCCATGGAGCGGCGGTTGGACGCCATTGCCGAAGGAGCGGACACGGGAGCCACTCTTCTTCGTGATACGTGGAGATCCTATCAAGATCGCTATGAGAGACTCTTACAAGGGGCCCAAGGCATCCAAGGGCCCAAAGGGGCCCAAGACCATGTGAAGCGCCGCACCTTTTCGAATGGGTTGGTGGCCGTTCAAACCAAAAAGGGGCCTCTCTTGTTGAAAGAAGGAGCGACCAAAAACGATACGCTCTTCTATGGATGGCCGAAGAAGGCCACGTGGGATGGCTTGACGGACGAAGAAGCCCATGCGTTTGTCAAAAGCTGTACCGAGGAGCATACCGACATCGGAGAATGGAA